TAGCATAACGTTTCTTTTTAATAAACAGGCCTTTAAGTGCTACAAGCTCGCGCCCGCCTTTGATTAGCTCGCCTTGACGACGTGGGGTATGGAAAGCACGCTCACAGAACCCTGGAAAACTTTCGTTAACTTGATCAGCAATAGCATCATATAGTTGTACGCAGATATCTTTAGACCATTCCATACGGCCCGCCTCTACATCGTCTTTGACCACTGGCCACATACTAAAGTAACAGGAGTCTGTATCACCATAGATAATAGCCCGACCTACATGATCATACTCACCAGTGATGCACTCATTGATATAAGCATCCATGTGTTTGGCGATTGTACGACCTGTAAGAGTAGTCGACTGCCCAATCCTTTTATCAAAAAAGCGGCAACCAGGGTTAAGAATAGCCCCGTATAAGCTGTTGAGGTTAATCTTTTTAACCAATTGACGTTTATCCCAGAATGCAATTTCATCACCTGTTGCTTCCTTTTTCTTGGCCTGCATTTCTTTACGTTCAGCATACCATCGTTCTAGTAAGCCTGGAATAACACCCTTGCGATCGTTACTAAAGATAGTACCGTTAGCACTTAGAATCCAGTTCTTACCACTGTCAAAGATCAATCGCCAAACGTCTGCGGCACTTAGGACGTCATTGCCACCGTTAACCCAATCAATGGTAATCTCTGTACCAGCTTTACTATCCATGACTGCGGTATATTCTAAGCTACCAAATAAACCCTCCCATGCATCAGCAAACGAGGAACCTTTTTCTATTTTTTCTTTAATGTAATGGTCAGTCATAATAGGACGCAGTTGTCCTACAATAGTTTCTGGGCCCATGTTAAGTGCGCGAATAGCACTTGGATATAGTGAGTTAATATCTACCGCGCCAATGTAGTCATGCATACCTGCTTTTGGAGTTGCTACATACGCACCTGCGGCCTGTGTATTTTCCTGCTCATCTCTGTTACGATTTGGTACAACCATGCCAAGTTGATGTGCTTCGTTGATAATAGCCTGTTCTGTTACAGCCACGGCGCCCATTGTTGTTTGTAGCAATACTGTGTTATCATGCGCAAGTTCGTTGGCTAGGTCTAGGAAACGCAATTTCTTATCTAATTTACCTAGCAACATGGTATCTTGTCTGTTATACTCGATAAACTTAGGAAAGTCTTTGTTGTACAGTTGATCTAATGTGCCTTCATACTGTGTTTTGCGTTCGTCTAGTTCATATTCACCGATGGCATCTAAGCTATAACTATGACGCTCTTCGTATGTGTACTTGCGATATAATTGCATATAGTCTAGATGCACACGACCAATAAGATCAAAGGTGATGTTAGTAGCACCAAAGCGTTCAAAGTCGCGTTGTTTAGGATATTGACCCCATAAGCACATGCGACGTGTGTCGTCTTTGCTCAAAACACGTACAATACGTCCAATGGTATAAGGGATATCATAGCCCTCACTGTTCCACCCACTTAAGATGTCTGCATCATCAATTAGGTTAAGGAAGGTGTCTAGCATATCTTGTTCACGATCAAACAAGAAACAATTTTCATATTGATCACAGATCTCTTGTGCGGTATCCCAGCTGTATGTTTTAGGTGGAACCACAAGTGTGACTAACTTGTCTAGCCAATCTAAGTAAACTGATATAGCAGTGATGCTATTAAATGGATCGTTAGTTGGAGCATACCCACGCTCGGGGTCAAAGTTTACCTCAATATCGAAGAACGCTGTTTGTAGTTTAGGAGCAGGTTGCCCCAGATAGTTTTCTTCAAAGCAACGGAACACGGGATTGATATCGCTTTCCCATATTTTCTTGCCGCCATTGATGCGTACTTCTTTATGGAACTCTTTGCCTACTTTGGTACTAAAGCGGCTTACTGGTGTGTCGTAGATTGTACGGAATTTACCTTTTGGATCGTCATAGTAAAATACATAATTTGCTGGATATTCTCTATACTCTCTTTGGCCGTTGTTGCGTTCAACAACGTAGATACGATCTTTTGCCCTGTCAAATAATGCATCCACATACGACATAAAACTTACTCCAATCTACATGTACGTAAGTGTACGACTCTTTTATTATAACACTAAAATCCTATAAAATCCTATCAAATCGATAAGAAATAGGGTCAAACTTGACATTAATAAGCCAAAACTGCCACGACTAATTGCTGAGAAGATACTTATACTTAACGCTACAAAAATAACAGGATACACATACAACCAATTGGTATATGGAACGGTTAGGCTAACTGATGTAGCAATGACCACGTTCAATACCCAATTGATTGTTTCTAAGGTTAATCTTACAGGATGTGCATGCCAGTCAGCTTTGATAAACTTAACAGTCTTATGCCAGTTAGCTTTCAATTAAAGTGTGCGGCCAACAGTTTCTAAGATATCTGTAAGCTCTTCATGGTCAGCGTTAGTATCACCAAATTTAGCTTTTTGTGCAATCTTAATAGCCTTCTTTAGTATAGCTGGTTTAATTTCTAATTCTTCTGCTACAGCTTTGATAGTATCGCTAAGTCCTGCATTTAAATCTTCAACTTCTTGCAAGACTTGAATACCTTCTGTGACTATTTGTGTTAGTTTAGCTTTTTGTTCGCTGGAAAACATACGTGATGACATTGATAATTCCTTTGTTAAAAATATATTATATACTTAATAATTATCAATGTCTAGCGGATTGGTTAATTTATTTTACAGCAACTTAGTACACGAGTCGCAGTGGTGAATTCGTAGGCTAAATCATCATATAGCTCTTCTGGTGGACGTTCTGCATACGCACGATTCATGTAGGCCATTTGTCCCATATCAGCATAATAGCTTTTACTAGGCCATTTATGACTACCCCAACCCATGCTGTTAATCAGCAGGCATTCATCACCTACTGATTTAAACATATCTTTGCGAGTTGATACCGGCATAGAGGTAGCACTGAGTAATCTAATTCCTACAGGCACAGTGTTGACCTGTGGTTTGTCCATATAGTAGGCAAATAAATGTACTAGGTATGCTTCTATTTCGTGTGGTAAATTGACAGTAAGTTGATCTTCGGCTCGTTTAATAAGTTCATATGATTCTTTAACATAGGCTTCCCAGTTACTCATACCTATCCCTCTAGTAATAAAGTATTTAACTCTGGCCAAAGATTTTCAAATGTGTGTACTGATGGTAATAGTTGTTCCATTTTTGCAGTCCACATTAAAAAATGCTGTGCCCTATTGTGTATTGCGTCTGAAGAAATTAAACTTTGTTTAATATTATTAAAAAACAATTGTGATCGACGATCAACATTAGATAAACTGTTTATATGCGCTCGAGCTAGCGATTTTATATTATCATTATGTGCAAAAATACTAAACCCACCTAGCAATTCTGGATAACGTTCGTCTTCGTTGGCTAATTGCCATCGTACCTCTACACCCAATTGCTGACTAAAGTCTATTAGCTCTTGAATATCTACTGCATTCCATATACTATAAACAGGATGTAACACAATGCGCCCTAGACCAAAGTCTTGTTTTAATCTTTCAATATTAGATAACAATAAATCCCAACTACTGCCGTAGCGCACATATTCAAACTTATCACCTATATTGTCAAAACTTAAATTCCATATTATATTAGAAAAGTTACGTAGTTTTTGATAGACACGATTAGTATCCAAATTAACATTAAGATTGGTAATAATGTCAATGTGTGTGTTTGGTCCTAGACAGTCTAGTAGTTCTTCGTTGTATTTTTGTAGTAAGGGTTCGCCACCTAGTAGATATACTACTTGTATACTATCACGATTTTTTTGCACAAGATCAAACACACCTTGAGCATAATCTCTGCTGATGCTTTCTAATGGTATACCACGTAACTTTGCCCACTCGCTGCTATCACTAGCATTACAGTAACGGCAGGTTAGGTTACATAGGTTACTCCAGCGTATGTCTAATTGTTTTAACTGTTGATAACCTGGGCTAGGAAAGTGTTGATTAAATGTAGCACGCTGACTACTATTGGGTACTAGACTATCGTTAAGATTACAATTTGTGCAGTAATCTGATTTGCCTTCTATTATAGAAGTTCTAACTGAGGTATAGATATCACTTGATAATATGAGATCGATTGGGGTAGTACGTAGGCTACCTAACGGGTATGCACCAGGGCAACAAGGTTTAACTTGTCCATCTGTGGTAATTTGAAGTGCGGTGTCTATTGCGCTACAGGATAACATTTACAGCCTGTGATTAACAACGTCCCAGTTAATGATCTTCCAAATATTTTTTAAGTATTTAGATTTGTCAGTGCCGTAGTCTAGAGCCCAAGCATGTTCCCACCAGTCTATTAGTAGTGCTATGTCTGTGCGTTTTTGATGATTGGGTATAGTTTTAATAGTGCCGTTTTTACTAAGGTAAATCCAATTGCTGCCTTGTAGTTTCATAGCCTTTTCTGCAAGTTCTTCTTTAAACTTATCAAAAGTTTTAAACTTACGTTCTATTAGACTTTTTACTGCACCGACGGGTTGGTTACTTGAACGTGGTGCACGTAGTTGTGGAAAGAATAAATTGTGCAGGAAAGCGCCAGCGGCATTAAATGTCTTATCGCCTTCGCCTTTGTTGTAACGATCAACGTAGCCCTTGGCCAGTTTACCATAATGATTGTCAATGTTTGATTTGCTTAATACAGGTGCTAGAGCTGTTCTAGCGTAAGGTAACTTAGCTAGTTCTAACTTTTCTTTACTCTCTGTAAGAAATTCAGTAGCTCTCATATTAGTTTGCCTTCTTGTCCTTGTCTTTTTCTGTAATAGGACCGCCAGTTACCCAAGCTGAACAACTACGTTCTCCAGCACATTTAAAGTGCAGGAAGTTGCAGTAGCCTAGGTCACTTAGATTAATAGTGGCATTGGCATCTATGTGTTTTTCGTCGCCTTGTATACCTTTGGCAATACAATCGCGCATACTGTCACTAACATCAAAAGCCGCACAGTTACCACATAACATAGTCTTAGCAGTGGCTTCTTTAACGTTGAATACCTTAGCAGCTTCTTTCCAATAGTTTTCTGGCTTGTTAGGATTGGCAGGACCATAATGATACTCATCAATAGCGTGTTGTCTATTTTTTAAATTGACATGGATGTCCGCAGTTGCCACAGGGCAACCACGACTTACTGCTTCTATTAGAGTGATTAGTTCTCGCACTTAGCAGTTCCAGCGGCGTCGTGCCTTACAAATTGCCTTGTCTGGTGTTTTAGCACAGCTGATGTTGTGCATATTCATTTGTCCTTTACTACGTGAACAATAGCTCTTACGACGTTTGCTGGCTTTGCTACCTCGCTTTAGTTTGCTAGGTTTAGTAGTCACTGCTGTTTTTAGTTTGCTACCTGGATTTTCGCGACGATAAGATGCTACTGCTTTCTTACTCATGCCGTCTGTTTTGTCTTTCTTATTAACTTTTTGCCAATCTTCATTTACTGGCTCTTGCGTAACAGCAAACACGTATAGTTCGTCTTCTGTAAGTGATTCTAAATCTTCCCAAATAACTTCAGCATCAACTTGGTTACGCACTGCTAGCGATTCAATAACAGATTCAATCATGTTAAACTCTTCGTCTACTTGTGGGTCTATACCTGTGGATTTTTGACTAACTACATAGTCTTTAACAGCAACTAACATGCTCTTAACCACTGCTAGTTTTTCCTGTGCCCATTCGGCCATGTTATCATCTTGACCAAGTACTTGATCTAATTCTTCAGCGGCACGTTTAATTGTTTCTAAATTACTATCAATCATACCAGCTTCATCATCGTACTCAGCATTAAATTCTTCGCTGACTTTAACACAGTTGTTTACACGTACATCGCCCTTCATCTTAGTGCCTTGCTTGCGATAACCCTTCCAGCACTTAGGATCTAAACGTTGACTTGCTTCATCTATGCTTTCATCGTATTTGTTGTGTTTATCACGAATAGCATCTAGTTTCTTTTCGCTAGCGCCTTCACGACCAGCTTTAGCTAATGCTTCCATACCTTCTTTGCCGTACTTTTCGTGGCCCTTAGCCGCACGACTCATATTAGCTTCATTTAAAAATTCACTTGATTTCATTTGTTTTTCCCTCTACGCATATTTATCTGCCAGCGAGCTAGCTGCCCTTTTCGTCCTGGTGCTTTAGCTGCTTTTTCTAATTGGGCCATAGTAGCACCTTTTGGAATACCATGACGTTGACTATCACCAGGACGACCCGGTCCCTTGCCATCTGCAAAGTTTTCATTGGCTTTCTTACGACCAGCACAATGAGCCTTTTGACTAAACCCTTTCGGGTTACTACAGTTGATACTCTTTTTGTATTTGTTGCTCCACTCTTCAGCAACGTCAGACTCGCGAGTAATACTTTCGCCGCCGCCACCATCTCCACCGCTGTTACTATCGTTATCGCCCCAATAGTATCCGTAATAACCGCCAACCCCCATAGGTTTACTTTTCTTTTTCTTTTTACGTTTACGCTTTTCGTCGATCTGACTAGGAACTTCAATAGCTGGTAATGATAGATAACTAGGATATTTTTTAGCAAATACTCGCATGATAACACCAGCTTTGGCGTTGGCTTCATCTTCAATAGGACTACCTGTACGACCACTAGTTGCATCTAATTCATCACGTTGCCCTTGTGTATAGTGTACCATTTCGTGTGCTAAGGTGCGTAAGATATCTATT